CGCCCTGCTCGCGCACTAATGCGCCGTTATGCACAATTACGTATTCCATGTTGCCTCCGTTTAAACGTTGCTGACCTCGTCAGTGCTGGCAATACCAGCAGACCCCCGAAGGGGTTTCGGTCTACCGTGTCTCAGGCAGCGCCGCCCATGCCAAAGAATCCTCCTTCACGCGCTCTACCGCCGCGTCGAAATCGACCCTGCTTGCCCCCACCAACCTTGCCGCGATCAGTGCATCGCGGATTAAATCCTCAACTCTATCCATTGTAATCTCCTGTGAATTACTGACCTCGTCAGTGACCGCGATACGGTCAGACCCCCGAAGGGGTTTCGGTCTAGTTTCTACCTTGGAATATCCAAGACAACCGCGCCACATCCTGCGCCGAGATAGGGGTTGCGAGAAGTTTCAGGCAACACCCCTCAAAGGCGAAGCGTTTTTTTGCCTCGCGCTGAGTCAGGAAATGCCCGAAATACTGGTATGCCGCGCCCTGTTTGGCGTAGCAAGACCAGCCGTATTGTGTGCGTTCAAATCTGAATTTCATGGTAGAGCCTCCTGAGTGATGCGCCCCCTAGAGGGCGCTGAAATTTAATCAACAACGAAGCCGGACATGTCTTTCTTTGCTGGCCCTTTGGCGTAGAGGGCCACAATCACGCCCCGTGCATCATAGGGGCGCACATCGGTTTCATCGCCAGACACGCCAGCCCAGCCCATAAAGCCCTTGCTGATAGCCCCTTCAGCGACAAGCTTGTCGCGGAAAACGACTGCCATGCGAAGGCCACGCGCCATGGCTTTTTTGACGATTCCAGCATAGCCAACTACGCCGGAGTAGCTAAAGGTAAGGTCGTAATTCTCTGGCACCTTCCTTGTGGGGAGTTTGGTGTAGTCGTAGAACTGCACCGTAGGAAACAGGGCCATTAGGCTCTCATAGCTACGCCCCTCGAATTGCACGGGGACATTTTCCCATGCGATATCCGATGTGCCATTCAGGCGGATCATGGGCACCATGCCCATTTTGTGCGCCTTCCTGACCACAAATTGGATTGAGAAAATCAGGTCTGCCATGAATGCTGGCCGATCATCGAAAAACCGGCGCGTTTTGGCTATCCGCGCCTCCTGCACGGAGCGCATGATGCCGCGCCCTGCGGTATTCAGGCATCCGGCTTCGCACTGTGCAAGCCTTGCCATTGGGCAGACATTTTCCCGTCCTGCGCTGGCCGCGGGAGCCAGATACAAGATACCGGTCAGGACGCCAATCTTTTCGCCTTTGACCGTTTTCGCATTTGCATCGATGTTCAGAATCTGTTTCATAGTGTGAGCCTCCGGTTTGTGAATGAAATTAACCCTTTAAGCGCACTCAAAAAATGCGCTTAAAGAGTCACGCCACGGCTTACATATTGCGTGACGAGCTGGACTCTTTTGCAGGGTGATCTGGGCGATCCCGTTCGGCGCTTCACAGCGGCTACTAGGCGTTTACGTATCCGTTAGCCCTGCGCCAGACTCTGTCATAGAGGGAGAGTCTGGCTAGCTAGTCTTGCGCGTCTCCCGACGCACTCTCCAGCACCAGCACCGTTTTGTTCAGGTGGGCTGGTTACCTGTTTTGTGTCGTTTCTCAACGAGACGACCGAATAGTAGCATCAGCGTTTAAACGGATGCAAGCATGAAAGATAGTGTCAAGCCCAGAAAATCGATAAGTTGTTGATTGATTGAGGAAAGAAAATTGTTAAGAATTGTTAAGCCGGAGACGCTGGAAACCGGCTGTCAGAGGGAGCCGCAGAGGGTCATCAGAGGGAAGATTGATTGCACACAGAGGGAAGAACATGCAACTGCGCGGGGAAGGGTTTAAAAGGCCGAAGGCGAACAGGCAAAGGCTCCCGATAGGGTAGGGTAGAAGACCGCCGTAGATACGCTATAAAGCCCTTTGAGCGGGTTACAGAGGGTCTTTTGATCATCACAGAGGGAGGGATAAAACACGGTCAGAATGAGAACAGAGGGAAAATATTGATATCACAGAGGGAAAGCAGGTAGTATCACAGCTGATACCTGTTTAAACACTTAGAGGGAAAAATTATGCCATTGTCCAAGGAAGAACAGAAAATCCTACGCGAGGAAAGCACGTTCGCAGAGAACAATACAACCGACGGGATAAGCGAAGCGATACAGCAAGCGGCCGCTGAGAGTAAACCAGAGAAGACAAAGAACGGAAGGGTAAGAGGGATTAATAAGGGCAAGAGAGTCGTCACCGCTAAGATGAGATGTTTCGCATCACTGGTAGCACAAGGTAAGAGTCCAAGGGAGGCTTATCGGACTGCGTATAACGTCGGAGACAGGAAAGAACACCTGATTATTACGGGGGCGAATAGGTTGATGAGGGATGTACGTATACAAGCTCTCACCGAGGACGTCTGGAGCAGTGTTGCAGAAAACATTGTGGACGACGCCGTAGCCACCCGTCGATACGTCATGGGAGAGCTGAAGAAACACGCCGACAGCGCGAAACAGGACAGCGCGAAGCTCAAAGCCTTAGAGCTTATGGGCAGAGCAGTCGGCATGTTTACAGACAAGGTCGAGAGCAAGGTCGAGGAGATATCCACGGAGAAACTCAAGGCAGAGCTGGAGTCTTCCCTGCATTTGCTGGGAGAAACGTCCTATGACGCCCCTGAAAGCGTCCAATAATCAGGGCATTGCAGAAAGTGCGGAGGAGCCTAATCTAGGCTCTTCCCTATGATTTCAGGGGTAAACAGGCGCGTGATACGTTGTAAGACGCACACGCGCATCCCCCTGAGACACAGCGCCAGACGCACTGCGCGGGGCATAGGCGCAATCCTCCCAGAGCCGACCCCACTACCACCCGACCCCCCGCTTTTTCGTTACCTCCTGCCGTCCACGCCTTACGCTCGTTTCCACTCATCCCACCACCTCCTCCCAGCAACCATGCTAGCACCCCCCCCTTCCTTTTCTTTTCCCCACCCCCGGGGGGTATATATATTTTGCACAGTTGCGTTTAAACACTTAACGAGGTAGAGTGCGAACGTTCGCAGTTTAAACATGGCAGGTTGAATGACAAACAAGCAGACGCAGGTTTACGACTTCATCAGGGCTTACGTGAAGATTCATGGTTTCCCGCCTTCGTATGCGGATATTGCCAAGGGTCTTGGGATGAAGGCTCGGAGTAACATTCACCGGATGGTGCATAAGCTCCGCAGAGAAGGCATGTTGTCTCTGCGGAGCCATAAGTTCAGAAGCGTCCAGATTGCGGATCGTTCTGTTGATTCAATAACTGCCCTGTGATTCTTTCCAGAGAAGAGCTTGAGAAGTACAGTCAGTTATTGACTGTTCTCCCGCCTCAGTCGAAGCAGGTAGAGAAGATTCGTCAGCTGTTCAAGATGCACAAGAAGGCGATGAATCAAGATAACTTCATGTCTTTTGTGAAGGACATGTGGTCTGCGTTTATTCCCGGGAGACATCATCAGATCATGGCAAACGCTTTTGAGCGTTTTGCCAACGGTGAATTAAAACGTTTAATCATCAATATGCCGCCAAGGCATACCAAGTCTGAGTTTGCTTCGTATCTGTTACCTGCGTGGTTTCTGGGTAAGTATCCTGAAAAGAAAGTTATCCAGACGGCTCACACGGCGGAATTGGCGGTGGGATTTGGACGTAAGGTCAGGAACTTGGTCAGTTCGCAAGATTACCAGAGTATTTTCACGACCAAGTTATCCGCAGATTCTAAAGCTGCTGGGCGGTGGAATACCCATGCTGGTGGGGATTACTTCGCTATTGGTGTTGGCGGAGCTGTGACGGGTAAGGGCGCTGATCTGTTGATCATTGACGACCCACACAGTGAGCAGGAGGCTATGCAGAATAGCCCTGATGTGTATGACAAAGTTTTTGAATGGTATTCATCAGGCCCAAGGCAGAGGTTGCAACCGGGAGGGGCCATTGTTCTCGTCATGACCCGATGGGCGAAGAGAGATTTAACAGGGCATATCCTTGAACATTCCGCCGCTAGAGGCGGCGATGAGTGGGAAGTTATAGAGTTTCCAGCATTAATGCCGTCTGGAACACCGTTATGGCCTGAGTTTTGGAAACAAGACGAGCTTGAGGCCATCAGGGCTGAACTTCCGGTATCAAAATGGCAAGCACAGTATCAGCAGAACCCCACATCCGAAGAAGGCGCGATTATTAAGCGGGAGATGTGGAACCTGTGGGAGAAGGAAAGAGCGCCTTTCTGCGAATACATCATTCAATCATGGGATACGGCCTTTGAAAAGCACAACAGGGCCGACTTTAGTGCTTGCACGACATGGGGAATCTTCTATCAGGAGGATGATAACGGCAAAGAAATGGCAAATATCATCCTTTTAGATGCTTTTAGGGATCGAATTGAGTTTCCAGACCTAAAAAAAGCAGCATTTGAGCTATGGAAGCAGTGGAATCCAGACACATTGATTGTTGAAAAGAAAGCCGCTGGCGCTCCATTGATCTATGAGATGCGGAAAATGGGTATTCCCATGTCTGAATACACCCCGGGCAAAGGTTCGGATAAGATAGCGCGTGTAAACGCTGTATCAGATATGTTCGCATCTGGATTGGTATGGTGTCCCAACACGAGGTGGGCAGAAGAAGTCGTGGAGGAGTGTGCTTCATTTCCAAATGGCGATCATGACGACCTTGTTGACTCAACCACCCAAGCTCTTTTGAGGTTTAGACAGGGCGGCTTTGTCCGTTCTCCGTCTGATGAGCCTGATGAAGTTAAAAAGTTTAAATCACGCAGAAATGCTGGGTATTACTAAGGATAAACCATGGAAAAAACTCTCTATCAAGCGCCGCAAGGACTTGAAGCAATTGCCCAAGAACCGGATTTGCAGATTGAGATTGAAGACCCGGAATCGGTAAAGATCGGCATTGGCGGTGTTGAATTGGAAATTCAAAAAGACGAAGGCGATGATTTTGATGACAACATTGCCGAAGAGATGGGAGAGAATGAACTCCAAAGCCTAGCTTCTGAACTGCTAAGTGACTTTGATACCGACCTTTCTTCCCGAAAGGATTGGCTGGATGTCTATGTAAAAGGTTTGAAACTGCTTGGTTTGAAGCATGAAGACAGAACTGAGCCGTGGCCCGGAGCTTGTGGTGTATTTCACCCTATGTTGATGGAAAGCGCGGTGAAGTTTCAGTCAGAAACCATCATGGAGACCTTTCCTGCGGCTGGGCCTGTACGTACAAAGATCATAGGCAAAGAAACGCCGGAGAAGAAAGAAGCGGCTTTCCGCGTTGAGCAGGACATGAACTATGAGTTGACGGACGTAATGCGGGAGTATCGGCCAGAGCATGAGCGCCTTCTTCTGTCCCTGTGTTTGGCAGGAAATGCCTTCAAGAAAATTTACTTTGACCCTGCCCTAGACAGGCAGACGGCTGTTTTTATCCCTGCGGAAGATATTGTAGTGCCGTATGGTGCAACAAACCTTGAGACCGCAGAGCGTGTAACTCACCGGATGCGTAAAACAAAGAATGAGTTGCGTAGACTTCAATTTGCCGGGTTCTATCGGGATGTTGATCTGGGTGATCCCGTGATGGTGATGGACGAGGTTGAAAAGGAAAAAGCCAGAGAGCAGGGTTTCAGTGCTACGGTAGATAACCGTTTTCAAATTCTTGAAATGCACGTTGATCTTGATTTGGCGGGTTATGAAGACGAAGACAAGAAAGGCAATCCAACGGGGATAGCTTTGCCTTACGTTGTCACAATCGAAAAAGGCACAAGCACTATCCTGTCTATTCGTCGAAACTGGTTGCAAGATGACAAGCTGAAATTTCGTCGTCAGCACTTTGTCCATTACGGCTACATTCCGGGTTTTGGCTTCTACTACTTTGGTTTGATCCATTTGATTGGGGGTCACGCTAAAGCTGCTACCTCATTGATGCGGCAGTTGGTTGATGCCGGAACCCTGTCTAACCTCCCGGGCGGGTTGAAAGCCCGTGGGATGCGGATTAAAGGCGATGACACGCCGATAGCTCCGGGTGAATTCAGGGATGTTGACCTACCGTCAGGGGCCATTCGGGACAACATTCTTCCGTTGCCATATAAAGAACCAAGTCAGGTATTGGCTGGGTTAATGGACAAGATTGTTACGGACGCTCAACGCTTTGCAGCTACGGCTGATTTGAACGTCAGTGATATGTCTGCTCAAGCCCCGGTTGGCACAACGCTGGCTATTCTTGAAAGAGCTTTGAAAGTGATGAGCGCAGTTCAAGCGCGTATTCACTACACAATGAAGCAAGAGTTTCGTTTGTTGGCGGGGATTATTCGGGACAACACGCCAAAAGATTACTCGTATCAGCCTGAAGTTGGAAACAAATCCGCCAAGCAATCCGACTACGATCAAGTGGATGTGATTCCGGTAGCAGACCCAAATGCTTCAACCATGAGCCAGCGGGTTATTCAGTATCAAGCGGTAATGCAATTAGCTAAAGACGCGCCTCAATTGTATGACTTGCCTACATTGCACAGGCAGATGATTGAGGTCTTGGGTGTTAAGAACGCAGCTAAACTTGTTCCGACTGTTGATGACATGAAGCCGGTTGATCCGGTAACCGAAAACATGGATATCATGCGCGGAAAACCGGTCAAGGCATTCTTGATACAAGACCATGAGGCGCACTTGGCTGTGCATATGTCTGTGATACATGATCCTAAGATGATGCAGATCATAGGCCAAAACCCACAGGCACAGGCTTTGCAAGCCGCAGCAGCCGCGCACATTATGGAACACGTTGCCTTCCAGTATCGCAAAGAGATAGAGAAGATGCTTGGCGCAGCATTGCCGCCAATGAAAGACGACAGCAAAGACGCAGAAGATGTAAAAGTGCTGCCGCCAGAAATTGAAGCTCAACTTGCTCAACTTGTGGCTCAAGCCGCCGCAAAATTGCTTCAGAAAAATACTTCAGAAAACCAACAAAACCAAGCTCAAGAACAGGCCAAAGACCCGCTTATTCAAATGCAGCAGCAGGAACTTAAAATAAAAGAATCTGATGTCCAACGTAAGGCTAAAAAAGACTCAGATGACGCGGCGGCAAAGCAAGCTGAATTGCAATTGAAAACGCAGATGATGCAATCTCAACAGCAATTAAAAATGCAAGAGCTTCAAGCTAAACAACAGTTGGACAGTGCAAAGTTGAGTATTGAGGTTGCAAGGGGCGTTGACCAATCAGGACATCAATCCCAGCAACGCACAAATGATTTTACAAAACATCGTGAACAACTGGCGCATCAACAAAGGCAATCAGCATTACAAGCCAAACAAACCAAGGAGCCTAACGTCTAATGAGTTACGCCAATGAACTTGAATACATCGATTCAAAACTCGATGAACGGCGCACAGAAATAGAACAGCACCTTGGAAGAGGTGTTGCCAAGAATTACGACGA